TTAAACATTGATCTGGCTGGGCGGGATATCAACAGCTTTGCGCGCGACGTGTTTACAGATGCGTTCGAGGGCGTCTCATACATCCTGTGCGACATGGACGCGCCGCCTGTGGGGCAGCTAACCAGACGCGACGCGGCGGCACTGAACCGCCGCCCCTGGCTGGTGCATATCAAGGCGCGGCAGGTTCTGGGGTGGCGTTCCGAACCGATTAACGGCGTCCAGACGCTGACGCAATTCAGGTTTCTGGAGGAAGCATCTGAGCCTGACGGAGACTTTGCGGAGCGCACAATCAAGCAAGTGCGTGTCTTTACGAAAACCGGCAATGTCGTGTCGTTCCAACTGTGGCGGCAAGCCAAGACGATCAGTGCGGAATGGACAATCCACGAAGAGGGTACAACCACGCTTTCCGAGATTGCAGTCGTGGCAGTCTACACCAACCGTACCGGGTTCTTTATCGGTCTGCCGCCCCTGTCCGATCTTGCCGAAGTGAACCTTGCCCACTGGCAAAGTCAAAGTGACCAGCGCAACATTCTGCACGTTGCGCGCGTGCCGATATTGTTCGGCACAGGATTCCCGGACAATGGCGACCCTGTGGAGATTGGCGCGGCGCGGCTGTTAAAGGTGAGTGACCCTGCCGCCAGCCTTTCCTATGTTGAGCACTCCGGCGGTGCAATCGGATCAGGCCGCGACGATTTGAAAGACCTTGAATTCCAGATGCAAGTGCAAGGGCTGGAACTGCTGACACCACGGCCGGGCGGGCAATCCGCAACCGGCGCGGCTATCGACCACGCAAAGATGAACGCGCCGCTGTCCGTTATGGCTCAGGGGCTGGAAGATGCGCTGGAAAACGCGCTGCAATTTATGGCTGATTATGCGAGCTTGGCAACCGGCGGATCGGTGGAAATCAACAAGGACTTTAACATCGGTCTGAGTTCGGCCGATGCAAATACCATTATCGCAATGCGGAAGGCGGGTGTGATCAGCAACGCAACAGTCATTCGGGAAATGCAACGTCGGCAAATCCTGCGTGATGATCTGGACCCGATAGCGGAAACCATGGCCGCAATGAATGACAACTTTATGGATGAGGATGACAGCGAGTGATTGTTCGAAATATCGAATGGGATTTATGGTGTCTGCCAATTGATACGGGATATTGCAGTAATGTAGACGTGCATGTTTCAGACCGCAGCCGTATCAGCACTGTTTTGGGGCCTGACGGCGAGCCTCTGATACTTACCCCAGAAATCAATTTCGGATTTGACCTGACCCCCAGATAGGGGCGGTAGAACGGCGCGGATGCGCCATAGCGGGCGGATGCCCAAAAGGAACGACAATGAAACTCAAGATGGACGATGCAGGTCACGCAGTTCTGCAAGACGGAAAGCCCGTTTACGTGGCGGACGATGGCAAGGAAACTGCAATCGACGTTGCAGGCACCGTGGCGACAATCACGCGGCTTAATGGTGAGGCAAAGACTAACCGCGAGCGGGCCGAAGCTGCCGAAAAGGCATTCAAGGCGTTTGAGGGTATCACAGACCCCGAAGCGGCCCGCAAGGCAATGACGACTGTGCAGAACCTGGACGAAAAGAAGTTGATCGACTCTGGCGAGGTGGACAAGGCCAACGCTGCCCGCGACAAAGGTTGGCAGGACAAGTTGACCGCAGCCGAAACGCGCGCCGCAGCCAATGAGGCGGCACTGTACGGTGAAAAGATCGGCGGATCGTTTGCCCGGTCCAAGTTTATTGCGGATAAATCGGCTATTCCCGCAGACTTTCTGCAATCTCGTTTCGGCCATCACTTCAAGGTCGAGGACGGCCAGACGGCGGCTTATGACTCGGCTGGAAACCGAATTTACAGCAACACCAAGCCCGGCGAATTTGCCGAGTTTGAAGAAGCCATCGAAACGCTGATCAATTCGCATCCGGAGCGCGACAGCATCCTGAAGGGCAACACAAACGGCGGTTCTGGCGCACGCAATGGTGGTGACGGGGCTGGCGGCAAGACGATGAGCCGCGCATCTTATGACGCTTTGCAGAAGTCCGACCCGGCGGCTGCGATGAAGGCTGTGACTGTCGATAAAGTAGTGCTCACAGACTGACTACCGCGCCCCGGACGGGGTTGCGGCGAATGGGCCGGATAGCCCGAACGACCGCGCTTTCCGCGCCTAACCCCCACAACCTCAAATCCAAAAGGAGACCGCCATGGGCGCTCTTACCCTTACCAATCTAATCCCGACTATTTACGCCGCGATGGACACTGTGTCGCGTGAACAGGCGGGCTTTGTCCGGGCCGTTGCAATGGACAGCAACGCCACGCGCGCCGCGCTTGGTCAGGCTGTCTTGTCGCCGGTTGTCGGCGCAATGGCTGCCGAAGACCTCGTTGCAAGCAACGTCGCAGCCGACACTCCGGCCCAGACGATTGGCAACGTGTCGATCACCATTTCCAAGTCGCGGTCGGTTCCGTTCGGCGTGACCGGCGAAGAAACTCAAGGCCTGAACACTGCAGGCACGCTGGCCAGCATCAACCGCGACCGGATCGCTCAGGCCATGCGGACGCTGACCAACGAAATTGAACTGGACCTGGCAAACCTGTTTGTCGGTGCATCGCGCGCCATCGGCACAGCAGCAGGCACCCCGTTTGGCACGGCTGGCAATCTGAGCGACTTTGCTGCGGCCCGTCGCATGATGGCCGACAACGGCGCACCCTCCGGCGAGCTGCGCATGGTCATGGGTGCCTCCAACGTGGAACGCATCCGTGGCGTGCAGGCCGGTCTGTTCCGCGTCAACGAGGCCGGGACTGATGAGTTGCTGCGTGAAGGCAATATCGGTCGCGTGCAGGGCTTTGCACTCGGTGAGTCGGCACAGGTACGAACCGCTGTTCCTATTGGCACGTCCAACGGAAACTTCACATCGACCGCCGCTGCACTCACTGTGGGTCAAACATCCGTTCCGCTCATCACGGGTACTGGCACGATCCTGGCGGGTGACATCATCACCTTTGCCAACGATCCGAACCAGTACGTGGTTGCAACCGGGATTTCCGGCCCCGGTACAGTTGTGCTTGCCTCGCCTGGCATTCGTGTCGCACAAGGTGCTGGTACACGCGCTGTTGCTACCATCGCAGCGACCACGCGGAGCATGTTCTTCCACCGTGGCGCAATCCAGTTGCTGATGCGCGCCCCGGCAATGCCCGAAGGCGGCGACATGGCCGAAGACGTGATGTCGATGGTCGATCCGTTCAGCGGCCTGACCTTCGAGTTTGCCATCTATCGTGGCAAACGTCAGATCCGCTATGAAGTCAACGCCGCATGGGGCGCTGCAGTCGTGCAGCCGCGTCATCTTGGCCTGCTCATCGGAGCCTGATCTTTCGAGTGGGGCCGGTTCGCTGGCCCCATCACCAAGGATCAGGGGGTGACATATGGCACTTGATACCACCGTCGGCGGCCTGAACGCGGATAGCTACGTCAGCCTTGTCTATGCGTTGGCGTATCATGCCAGCAAAGGCAACGCGGCGTGGGCCGCTGCTACCGACGCAAACTGCGAAACGGCGCTGCGCAGGGCTACCACATGGCTGGATGGCACCTACCGTCAGCAGTTCAGCGGATATCGCGTGCATGGGCGCTCACAGGCGCTCTCGTGGCCCCGTGCGGACGTGGTGGATATTGGTGACTACGCGGTCGACTATCTGACAATCCCGCCGGAAATCCTGCGGGCAACATGCGAGGCCGCATTGCGCGAACTGGCTGTGCCGGGCAGCCTGTCACCGGATGTAACAGACGCGGCAATTGTGGTGTCGGAAAGCGTCGGGTCAATCTCGGTCACATATCGGGGCGGGGGCGGCGTGGCAGGACAGCGCCCGATCCTGACTGTAATTGATGATATCCTTTCGGGGCTGTTAAACATTCGGCGCACTACGGTTGATCTGGTGCGCGCATGAGTGCTTTTTATGACCGTATGGGCGCAACGGCCACAAGGTTGATCCGTCGCTTTGGCTTTGAGGTGACGCTGGAAAAGCGGGGCGTCGCGCTCGGGCCGGAATACAACCCGACGTTCGGGCAGCCGACTACACATGCGCTGGTGGCGATTGACGAGCGGATCCATCACCGCGACGAAACCCGC